GACAGTGGCCGGAATAGCTCCGGTTTCACCTTGGCCAGCTGTGAATGCTGGACCTACCAGGATAAATTGTGTGCCGGTGTAAACGTTTAACTGTTCATTGACTGTGTCATACCATAAATCGCCCTGAACATTGTTGGTAGGTGTGGTTGAACTGGAAGTGGCACTACTAATAGTTTTCCAGACTGCTCCGTTCCAGACCTGTAGCAACTCATTGGATGAATCCCACCAGAGTTGGCCTACCAAAGGATCACCCGGTGCTGTGTCGTTGGCGCTGTTTTCCAACAAATGCACAAAGTTTTCATCTAGATATATACCGTAGCCAGCGTAGTTTTTTCCTGGCAAGGCCATGGAGCAACTAGTGGTATCTAATGTACCATCTGGGATGGTTGCAAGTATTGTACCATCGGTTAAGTTAATTGTATATGCCATTCGTTTTACTCCGTCCTATTCTTATTTATCTGAACTAAATGTAGTCATATTTATGCGGCGCTCAAATTGGTCAAGGTTTGAATGCGCAGGGTATAATCTATCTGTATCTGGCGATTCAAGCTCTTCTGTACCGGGTGGAAAATAACATGGGTGATCAAGCGCAGATCTGTCAAACTGCCGTTGGCCGATTTCAAGCCCAGTTCATCAAAAACGTACTCACCGTTGAAATTGGTTGAATTATCAAAAGCCTGTTGACCAGCGGGTTCGCCGTAGTCCAGCAAGCAAGTTACAAGTATATCCGTGTAAACTTTACCAGCGGTGTGTATCACCGTCATGTAATTTTGTGCAGGGTCTGTGTTGGCTGCAGAATTGTCGTCTACCACTTTGGCATAAGTTTCATTGTACAGATCGGCATTTTGCCCGGTAACATTCGGGGGCAAGTAGGTTATCACGCCAGTGGGATCCACACTGCTTCCGCCGTTACCAAACGCCATTTGGAATATAAATCCACCGCCTTGGGCCAAGGTACGATTGCTAAGTGTTTCTGCCATAGCTATGCTGATGTTTTCATAGTGTATGGCATTCTTTTTGTCTACCAGCACTTGACCAGTGATGGGGTCATGGATTTTGACAAAACCTTGGATTGAACAAAGACCAGGCTGAATCATGCTCGTTTCTCCACAAATATTTCTTGCGTTTTTGGATCAAATATGCGCACAAATCCTTCAACACTGATGCTTCCAGTTTCGTTGGGGCGCTTGGCACTTGTTTGTTGGGTTACGGGTTGTTGAGTTGTTTTTTCCATTGCAAATTATTTACCTTTAGATTTCACCCCGCAAAAACCTTGCACAGGGAGTGTTGGTTTGACTTAATGGCAAGTCTGGGGTTGCTGGATTGTACCAATCATGCCCCCTACGAACCAAAATCGCAACTTCTACTCCTGCCGGAGGTGCTGTGTCAAAGGTTACAGTAACAGGATTGGGGTTGGTCAGCTCATAGCCAGTTTGCACACGTTCGCCGCCCACAAACACTTGGACTGCTTCATCCTGTATGGTACTGTCTTCTTGGCTGACATCAATATCTGCAGCTGTAAATGATACTGTGGTTCCGTCGCCCTGATTTACACCTGGAACCAAAGGATAAGTTATGTTGGTTTCGACATAGTCTTGACATGACGCTGGCATGAGATTCCCACGTCCGATATCGTAAACCAGACTGTTCTCAGAATGATTGGTAATGGCTGTTCCTGCTGTGCCGCGTAGTAATCCACTGACCGTGTTGGCCGTGGTATCACGATAGCGATACATGATTCTCTCACCGTTGACCGTGAGCATGCCCCAGATGTTGGCAGCTCCAGATGTCTGTGTCCAGTAGTTGGTATCAGTGGGCAGATTGCCTGTGGTCGTGGTCAAGGCACGATAAAATAAACCGCTGTACATGGCCACATCACCAGCACTGTAAATAAAGTTGGGATTAAAGTCTGCAGCAAAATTTGGTTCGCCCAGGGCCGATGCATCGGCCACATAGATTACATCATCTTGATCATCCAATCTTTGTGTCAAGGTAGTAGTAGTGCTTGCAGTGATACGATAGATAGCTTGCACTCCACGCATGTCTTGGAATATACGGAAGTCTGGACCGGTGTGGGCACTGTCACCATCGTTGGTATATACCCGGAAATCTAAAGTGTCAAACTCTGAACCTGGCACCAATTCTTCTGGCGCATAGCTACTGAATATGTCAATGTACCCACCGCCATCCACATTGACATCTGTGGGCCTTGTGCCCAAGAATGGGTCAACATATTCACTTTCATAGATGGCATCCAACAAGGCCGGATCATATGTAGGACGTCCGTCTGGACCATAACTGATATTGTCAAATGGATTGATGTCGTAGTTGCCTACATCATATCCTGTGTTGAAATTGAAATCCAGAGCAGACACTTGAACACCGGGATACTCAAGTCCGTCGATCAACAATGGCAGACTGCGGCCGGGTTGATTCACTGTGGGCAAATAAAAACCTTGTGTGCGATCTATTCCGGTCAACGTGCCTGCATCAATTTCTGTCCATTCATCAAACAAGAAGGGATTGTAAAAACTTGTAGATCTTGTAGTGATAGAATTGGTCATGGCCTGACTCAAAGTCACGGTGTTGCTAGTCAAGTCTATGGCTGTGATTACTGTGGCATTGGGTATACCAAAACCAATGGCCAACATGCCGGTACCAAGTCCTGTGGTAGAGGCCACCACAATATCATAGGATCCAGCTGTGCCTGTGGCTGTGGTTGCCACTGCTGTATTGGTCACTGTGGCTGTGGCTTGCCACACCCGATCTAAATACCGAACCTGTGTGCCTGCAGGATAGTTGGCAACCAAATAGGTCCAATCTGAGATATCGCTGGTGTATTGATAACGGTCATACTTGATCGTGGTCTTCATGCTACGTACTAGATCGTTGCCCATGACAGCATAGGCCACTGCACCAGATCCATTGCCGCCAGTCAGCGTAATCACCGGAGTAGTTGTATAGCCCGATCCTGGTTCGACAATGGTCACAGCCACTACTTGTCTCTGAGAATTAATAACGGAAACCGCTGTGGCTGCCAACCCAGCGTATGCTAATATAGCTGTGCCATTAGGTTGGCTTCCTGTGGTAAATTCTGGAGCAACATTGCCCGACACTCCGGCCTGTGTAACCGAGTATAAGTTGGTACCATAAAAAATCTGTTGCCCTATTGTGTAAGCGGTGGCAGATTGCCATGGGGTACCCACAGTGACCGTGGGCTGAGTAGTATAGCCGGATCCGACCATGGCCATGTCTACAGATTGAAGACTTAACAAATAGTTGCTGAACCAGGCATTCCAGGGTGTTTCTGCCCAAATTTCAGCATCTGCGGCTGTGTCAGCGATGTCACTGGCTGTGCCTGTGCCTGTGGCCGTACTCTTGGTATAGGGCAACAACACCGGACTTACATACTGTGGAATTTCTAAATTAGTGTTGTAATAAGCCGGATTGTCAAAGTCAGTGACCATGCCCGGGTAGGCATCTAATCCGTTGTAGACCAGATTAAATTGTTTGACCTGCACATGGTAGGGTTTGACCTCCTGGATGTAATCCAACACAAAGTCTTGATTGTCTTGACGATAGGTCTGGAACGGTAATAATGCACGTATTTCGTGGCGTACATCAATCAGACTAGTCTTGGTCAACCACTCTGGTGCTTCTTGTTCAGTCAAAATAAATTCAAACATCAATATCAACAGGCGGTTACGGTTGATGGCCAGATCGTCTATGAACAATTCTTCGTTGATGGCCTGTATGATACGGCGTGTTTCTGTGATCGGTTCCTGATCATAGTATTGGGCATCAAACACTTCGATATCAAATCCATATCGTCCCAAGGCATAGTCCCAAAGTTCGGCCTTGAATTCAATGGTGCCATCTTCAAGCCCCACACGATCCCAACCGGTGTTGGTTTTGATATAGATCTCAAATTTGTTTTGTGCGTTGGCAGTAACTTTGACACTGCTTCCTACATTTATATTTGTCAAAGTGGCCAGACTGGCATAGTTGGGTACTTCGGCCACTGGCACTGTGTTAGAGTTGTAGCCCAGCTGATACCAGTCAATGTTTTGCCAATAATTACGAGTATCATAGTTTTGTACACGAGTCAACTGCACAGTTCTAGGAGCTCCAGGCAAGGCCGATTCTAGTATGACTGTGTATATGGTCCAAGCACCGTTGTTGGTGCTGTCACTCAGCACAAGATATCTGTAACCCAAGGGCACAGCATAAAGATCTTGATAGCCAAGTTCTTCAATGTTGTTGACCACTTTGTTGTAGGCATCGCTGGAGGGTGAAGGTACAGGCTCGCTGGAATTCAACAAAGTGAATCTGCGCAGTTCCACTATGGGCAGGTAGCGTAATATTTCATTGGCTCTTGTGAGATAGTTCTGCAAGGCCATAAAACGATCCACAAACATGCTTTGTCTAGGACTGAATTGAACACCATAGCGTTCTGGTGGGCTCAAGAAAGGATCTGGAACTTGTGCCCCGGCGGTGTTGTATCCACAGAAACTGTCTTGCAATTTTCTGTAAAGATTGGCGGCCAAGAAACTTTCAGGCTTGTTTTGTGCTATCAATTGATATTCAGTATGCACATTGGCGTCATTTAACACCTGATCAAATTCCACGTGCAGTATGGTGTCACTGGCTGAAAGAAACTGTAGACCATTGTAGATGGCCACGGTGCTGGCATCCAAGGCAGCAATGTAAGGTATGCCACTGCTGCGAGGATCTTCAATGTATCTTGCTATACCAGTGGTGCTGAGTGTTTTGCCTGCACCTGTGTTGATGGTAGTGAGTCCAGTGACCCAGAAATAATAAACAGTTTCAAACGTACCAACATTGGTCAGGTTAGTCTTGATGGTATAGCTGACTGTGTCAAATGGCTCACCAGGGCCTGTGTAGTTGGCTGGTGGTACTGAGCTGGCCGTCCACTGATAAATTTCTACGCGACTTCCAGGGAATACCTGGCCCCAGCGTCGGCTTGCATACACGATGTCGTCCTGATTGGGATCTATAAATCTCACAGCATCGGTGTTCCACCAAATTTCTCCTACACGATCTGCGCCCCAGAAATTGCCATCGTTGTTGACTGGTCCAAAGTTGTATTTGGCCGGATCTATGACCCCGATGTAATCTATGTTTTGTCTGGCTGCACCCAAGATCTTGCCTTGTAACGGGTCAAAGAAATCAAAGAAATTGGTAACAGTACTTTCCAGTTTGTTGTACATGTAAACGCTGTTCAACAAGTAAACATCTACCACTGGTTGTTGTATGTGTAAAACTGACCAAGCTGGTAGTCGATCTAAGTTGTCAAATTCTGCCACACGTCCATAGTTTCCTGTGCTATCTCCTAGGTCATAGCCCGGGCTACCGATCAATAGCTTGCCACTGGTATAGTTGACTGCAAGCCCCCACTGATCCAAGGGCTGGATGGCAGTGTCATAAACCTGTTGTCCAAACACAAACTTACCAGGGTTGGTCACGGTGTCTGTCGAGCTGGGCAGGTAATCAAATGTGTATACCACACCGCTCTGTGTCACCGGTGTGAAGAATGTGGTGCTGCGATCATCAAAATAGGTTTCGCCGTTGTCAAAGCTCTCGGCTTGATACACATTGCCTCCGGGAGCTCCTACCACCAACACCAGTGCTGTAGTATCAATGTTCAAGGCAGCTCCAAAGTTGGCATTGCCTGAAGGATTTGGACTGGTTATAGTCTGTGTGTAAGCATAAGCCACAAATCCAAGATCGGTGAATGCAGTCCCTGAGGTTCCAGGCAACACAGTGAGTCGATTGAATTCATCAGCTGCTTCTACATTGACTACACTGATGGTCAACAAACCATCAGCCACTGACGCGGCGACATTGGGTATACCAGCGGCTGTAATGGCCGATGCTATACCTGCCACATTGTTGTTGGGACTGTTTGGCACTGCCACCGGAGTATTGTTGATGCGTATGGTATCTCCAGCTGTGAGACCAGGATTGACCGTGGTTGCAGTTATAGTACCATAGACACGGGCTTGATTCACATTGCGTTGCACTGATCCACCACCGGTGATTACCGATCCGTCTAGGGGTGCACCGGTATATAGGCTGCAGTTTGTTGGGCATACATCCACGTCGGCACCAAAGTCGGCTTCGTCAAAAGGTGTGTTGGCTGTGATTTTTTGTACCTGTGTAAAGATATTGCTTTCTAATTCCAGCACATCTCCCACACTTAAGGTCACATCTAGAACAACATCACTGCCACTGACTGTGAATTCACCATCTATATATTGGGCGCCGTTGGTTAGGTATTGGTTATTCAGCAGAACTGCCACTGGTTCTTGGAATCCCGCAGGCAGTGCATAGGTAAGTTGATCAGTATCGTCAATGATATAACGAGTCACGCTTCGATCAAACACATACACTGATCCGGCTCTAGGATGTGTGAGATCTGCACTGTCGTTCATGGCGCCAATCATGACCTGGCGGCCATCTGTGGTGGTAGTCACGCTGGATCCAAATCTTGCCGAGCTAGAGAGTCCATCCACCGTGATGGTATCAATGTACTGCCAGTAGGTCCCTGCTAATACTTTGATACTGGCATCTAAAGCTGGTGGAGTGGCAAATACCAACTGAAACTGTAATGCGGCACTGTCTGAGTTAAAATCGTAATCGAGTTCAGGTCTCTGTATCACATCATTGACATACACAGAAAAACTATAGATATTTGTTGCAGTATAAAGATAAGGCTCTAAATCAAATTCATCTTGTATTCCGTCGCCGGTAAAGTCTTGCTCGACCTTGCGAGTAACAACTAATCGTTCGCCGGCTATGGGAATTGAAGTCAGATTGATCACAGTACCGGCCACAGTGTAGTCGGTGTTTAAAGTCAACAACTGATTGTTTAGAACCACGGCCAGTTGTTCATTGTTGTCAAACTCTATCTGATTCTCTATATTGTAAACCTGGTAACTGCCGGTGGTTATAAATTGTACCGTTTGTGCAGGCACATCTACACGACCATAGGCATAAACTTTGTTGTTGCCAGGAGCACTGACATACATCCAGCGTTCATCTTGACTCATGGTCACGCCGTGGCCAAATTCTCCTGTGCCGAAATCCAGATCTGGGGCCACCAATAATTGTTGTTGGACAAATGCATTGCTGGCTCTGGGGCGATATATGACCGCGGCATAACCTTGGTTGTTGTTGCTGATACTGGCACCTGCTATGGCCCAGTTCTGATTGCCTATTTCAAGACTATTACCATAGCCCTCGGTATCTGTGGCTCCTAGTAGCAAAAAGGAATTTTCTATGTAGTCGCCAGTGGATCCTCGAAGATAGGTATAGATTGCACCAGTGGTGCCATAATCAGGAGCTCCTACCATGGCCATGATGTTTTCGCCGCCTTGAGATATTGCCGATCCATATCCAGAATTTGCTTCAGGAATTTCAGGAGTAAATGTCAAACCAGCAGTGAATGGATCTGTTTTTTCCAGCACCTCCCATAGCCCGGCTCCGTTGTTGTCTACCCAGACTCGTGCTCCAGGAACAAGTTCTTGTGCATATGGCAAGTTCAACACGTCGCTGGCCTGGGCTACTCGCATGCTGTCTAATGTGTATGCAAGTCCAACTCCGGTAATGGTACCACCTGTGGCAAGTTCAATCACAATGCTCCGCAGATCTGGCAGGGCCAAGACACGATATATGCCATCCACAGCAGGATCAAAGAATCTGATTACTACAATGTCATCTACTACTAGCTCAGGAGCTTGGCTGAATGTGATGATGGTGGTGCCGTTGAGATTGGATTGCGCTGAATTTACATAGCCTGGCACAGCCGAGCTCCTGTAAATGTTCCAGTCGTATCTGTTGCTCTTGGCAGCCCAAATGGTGGTACCAATACCAATGGTATCTAGTACTCCTGGTGCCAGACCCAGTTGCCCATCAAGACTGAATACTGTGACATCTACATCGTCTAAGTTCACATAACCCGCACTGGGCAAAGCAGTGTCTGTGACTTGTACTGTGGTAGTTGGGAAAATTTCTGGACTGGTTACCTTGTAGCTTTCCCTCCATAAGTCTGAATACAATATGGCCTGATCGGCTACACTGGTTTGTTGTGGCGCTGTGATCTGAACCAAGGCTGGATCTGATCTCAACAGTGCTTCATTGAGTCGCATCTCAACAAATCTGCGGTTGGCATTGGCTCCGTAGATGCCACGCAAGATAGCCCAGTTTTCAAAAACATCATACTGTGCGGTTTCTTTGCCTAGATCAGCATTGGTCAGCAATCTCACGCTCTGTATGGTTCCCTTGTCTTTGAGGAATTGTTGATACAGATTGACTTGACTTACATCATTTAGATTTAAATCTGTCATGTATTGACGCGGACGGAATCCAATCAAGCCATAGGCAAACAGATCTTGTTCAAGTTCGAGATTGGCCTGATTAACTGCGTATGTGTTGGCCAATTGATCAGAAAGATTGGGAATGTTCTGTAGTAAACCACGCTGAATTTTGGTATAGTCGCTTTGGACCCAGTCGCTGTAACGGAACTCGGCCGCAGGTTGCACGATGTCTTGTGCTGACCAATAATTGGTTTTGTAAAGAACGATTTCACCCTTGGCATATTTCTTGAAGGGTTGCCATTGTTCGACTGTGCGATCATTGTTGAGAATAAAGCCCTGGGCATCCAGTTGTCCATTCCACTCAGCACTGACTGTGGCGCTGACATTGATGCGGCTTTGTCGGGCACCGGTGGCAGGATTGTAAATCAGATCAGCAAATATGCTGACGTTGTCCAGGACTACCATGCTTTCATAACTGGTATATCTCAGATCGAGATAGCTGATGGTCTGTGAACTCAAACTGTTGACTCGGAATGTATTTTCATAACGATCTACCACGAGATCTCGTGCAGGTATAGTGGTCCTGTTTTGATCCAGGATCAGATTTTCTGGAGTTTGCGCTATGATGCTGTCAACTACAGCTTCGGCCTTGACCGCTGTCAGCGACGTAGCAGTGGGGTTGAGATTGATCACCGCACCTGTGGCCCAGCCCTGATTGGCCCAGTATAAAAATTCCTGTGCCATCTGGTCCCAGTTGAGTGCGTAACCGTTTTCTCTGTCATCAAACACCAGACCTTGGCTCTGCAACAGTGCTCCATAACTCAACAAGAAATCTGCCACCACAGTGTCATTGGTAAACACATATCCATAGGGTATCTGGACCACGTCTTGATAGTAGGTGCTGGGCACGGTGACCGTGGTACCACCAGCAGATATAACTTTTCTCAGGCCCGAAGTGCGACTGGCCAGGATTTCAAAATAAGGTGTGGTTGTGCTGTAACCAAACACAGCATAACCGCCTTCGACCACTTGTATGATCACAGAACTATACAGCACTCGATCAAATGGTTGATTTTTATACAACAACAAGTTGTAACTTTCGTCGGGCAATAACAGGCTGCTGTTCTGGCTGTTGGGGCTAGACTTTTCTGTAAATATTTTCAAGTATTGCTTGTCGGTAAATGACCCTAACCTATAGCACAATCTAACATCAAGTAATGTTAAATCTTGTGTGAGCTTGGTTGTAGAGTCTCTGCCCATTTGTTGATTGTAGTCCACGATCCAGTCAATGTAACTGGCCTTGCTGATGCCGTTGCCATATATTTCTATGCCATTGGCATCCAGTCTGTAACGTTGATCATACAAATACTGTCCGAGATTTGTGTCGTATTTGTAGAGATCTCTGTCAGCAAACAGGCTGAAAAATTCTGCCGGACGAGTCAGAGCTAATAATCGCATGACTGCAAATGGATAGGCACTGCTGCTGCGCCATGAATATTCTACCGGGCCTTCATCACCAAACACCCAGCTTTTCTGGAACTGGCTTGAATCATAAAGACCTACTACACTGAAAAATGGACTCAGCAATCGTCCTTCGCTGTCCACTGGAATCACCTGTTGTAGACCAGTGCGTCGGTATCTGGGTTTAATATATTCACCTGCAGGATCTGCCACTAGGCCCAGAGCCAGGTCGTCCCAGAGAACCAAGTTACCTGAGGTATATGGTGCCGGGCCGTATCGATCTTCCCACCAGGTGGGTTTTTCACTGAATCCCAGCATTTCCCAGGGTGTGCTTTGTGGAGTAGGGGTGTCATAAAAATATTGATAGATACCCCGCCAGGCTCCTGCTGGCATGGGTGTTTCTGTTCGGGTATTGTCACTGCTGATGCGATTTCCTGCGGCACTATAGTTCCAGGTGAACTCGTTGGAAGCAACATAATCCTGTTGCTGGTAAGCCAGCTTGTTCCAGCCCACCCAGCTCAAGAAACTGGGTGCCAGGATTTGGTTGATTTCACTGAGGCTGTAGTCTGTTTCGCGGAACTGCCCAGGAGTGACATCTGCCTGTGTCAGCGGCACAGCAGATTTGATTTTCAAATTGTTGAAAATCCTGGTTTCAAATTCCAGCAACAGGTCATCTCTGAAGTCGCCGAATGCTATGGTTTTGCTGCCGTCATGCCCTTGTATGACCAAGGTGGGATTAATATAGGTAGTGTCCAGATAGATCCTGGGACGAAAAGCCGGATACAGTCCCAGTTTGGTGGGAGTGTTGGGCACAAAGGTACCATAGGTGGTGGCATACTCTTGTATGACGATAACGTCACCTACACTGAGTGGCACGGTTATGGTCAAGGTAGGTGCTTCGTTGCTGACCACATAGTCATAGCCCGACTGCAAGATCACATCGTTGACATAAACCAGCACGCTTTGATAGTTTGAACTTGTAAAGTCATAGGTGGTGTTGAGATTGAACGTGGACGTGGATATGGGTGTGTAAGTTGTGACTGTTTCAGTATACACCGGATTGGCCGGCAACATGTCTGACCAATAGAATGGATTTAACTGTGTGCGACCAGCTACCAAGTTGGTGACCACGGCAGTCAGCATGTCAGGTATGGTGAAATTAGTGTAGTCGTTGGTGATCACATTGTTCAGCAACTGTGCCTTGTATTGCTCGTATTCTCTGCTGTTGTAGGCCAAGGCAGAAAAAATATTGTATTGGGCACTACGCATGAAATAACCAGCCAAGGTCATGGGGCTGCTGTTTTGTATAATATTGGTGCCGTAGGGTATGATATCGCCTAGGTCTCTGCTATTGTTGTTGCCGTTGATAGGACCTTGTAAGTCCAAGAGATTTTGGCAGATTGTTTCGTAGTGCGCCCGGGCTGTGCCCAAGGTAAACGAAGTGCTATTAACGTTTAATGGATTGTTTTCAAGATTGATTGGAACTTGATAGAAAGCCACCTTGCTGGTCTGATCACTGAGCACGTTTACTTCAATGACGTCGCCGGGCACATAAGTTTCAGACAGCGTGATCGTGGTGCTGTCTGTGGTGGTAGCCACAGTGTATTTGTCAGGCTCCAAAAATTGACTGCCCACAAACACCTGCACACTGGGTATCACATCGTCGGGCCGCACAGCCACATCTAACTGCAATGGTCGGCCGTCATAGGCAAACTGGAATTGTTGTCGGGCACGGCTGGGCACTGCGGCAGTTTGCCAACCCAGTTCACGCATATAAGTGATACGATTGCTGTATTCACGAACAAATCCTTCGCTGACATTTGTAGTGGTACTGATGCTGTCTCGGGTGTAGATAAACGTATCGGTGTAGAGATTGTTGTCAAATACTATGTCGCCAATGTTGGCCAGACTCAGATATTTGAGAGGGAATCCCAACACCGGATCATTGGTGCCACCGGCTGTGGCATAGGAAAACAATTTGCTACCAGCAAAATTTGTGCTGGGGTACTTGATTAAATTGGAAAAACTGATTCCGTCTTTGTCGTAGACATTGAAATAAGGAGCTTGATTGATAGAAGTTTTTTGCTGTGCCGGAATCCAGTTTACACCATCAAACCAAAAACTAATTCCTTGTTGTGTCACTCCACTGAGACTGACCACTGTGTTATCAAACAATATTGTGCTGTCGGCAGCTGGCACCAGATTGATAATGGGTTGTGCTATTTCCGGTGGCACTGTGTCGGGCGTGATGAATTCCACTGTATAAATCTTGTTGCGGACCTGTGGATCTGAATCGTTGGCAAATATGACCCGCGTTCCAGAAATAAACGTATAGCCATCTACCCCATAGCCTGTGCTACCGTTGATGGTGCTGAGAGCGTCGGTGGCAGAAAAATCAACAATGTCCACTGGCAGTTTGCCGGCTGTACCAAAGTTGAATAATCTAGTGCCGGCACGGAATTCCAAGATGGGCCTGCGTCCTCGTGAGGCATTGTCTACCACCGGCACAGTGTTGTTGTATTCAGCCGACTGTTCAATCACGCTGATATGGAACCAGCGATTGCTTCGTGTCCAGGCATTGAGATCTGGGCTGGCGCGATTGATGGTGATGTAATCCTGTTGTATGGGCTGATTCAAACTGGCATCAAAGTTGCCAACATCATAAGGTGTGCTGTCATAAGGAATCGTGGCACTTTCTGTATAAGTTTCCGGAGTCACATAATCTGAGACAGCCAGCAGTTTGATGGCAGTACCTACACCTTCCACATAGTAACTATTGCTTTGATAACTGGCCGGAGTCACACTGCCTATGAATTCAACCTTGAGTCCGTTGGTAAACACCACGCCATTGGGGCTTGTGTAATTTTTCTTGCCCAGGATATCCGCAATATCCAGGGTATCTGCTAGATCCTGATCGATGATTTTGATACGACCAAATATTTCTGGATCAGTGCCATCTTGATAATACAACAAACTTCTAGTGGCAGTCAGCAAAGGTATCTGTTGGAATTCGCCACTGGCGTCTTTGTACCACCCAGTGCTGGCCCATTGTGTGCCAAATTGAATATTGAATTTGTAAAGATTTTCTATTTCATACACACTGGTCAACTGCATATACTGGCCGCCACCTTCGGTAGTGACATACTGCACTTGCCATACACTGCGTTGAATGTTGACATTGGTTATTGGTGTGGTTTGGTCAAACACTATACTGTCATAGCTGCCCGGCAGGCCATTGTTGGTTGGTATTTCCACCAATGGATCGTATTGTGAGGTAACTTCCCATCCACCGCCTTCGGGATCGGTGTTGATTTCGGTAAACACCAATGTTCGGCCATTGAGATTTGTTATTCCGTCGATGCCCGAAGGAAACTGTGCCAGAAATTGATCTACAAAAACATTGTTCAGCTGATCAAATTGTAAATCGCATATTAAATCTACCTTGCCGCTGGCAAATGTAATAGGTGTGAGATTGTAATAAAAATCCTGTGCTGAACTCAAGGGCACATTAAATGTGATGGTGCCTAGATCTTCGCCGTTGTTTATCACTCCATTAACAGTGGTCAACCGACTGCTGATATTGGGCGTAGATGGAATACGACCGTTGACTCCAGGATCTGTTTGTATCCAAAATCCTGGACCAGTGCCCGGTGTTGCGTCAACGATGGTGAATACACCTTGCATGTTGGGTTGCGTGGAATTGTTGTAGTAAAGCACATCAGGTGCATCTTGCGGAACCACAAAAGTTATAGTGCCTGCGATGGCACCATTGTTGGTTACGCCAGCGTTGTAAAGATTGTTGATGCCCAGGGTCTGTTGTGTTTTGATATAAAACGGCAAGGGAATCGTAGTAGACAGATCAAAAACATAGGTATTTCCACGCACCAGGGTCAAGGTAGGATTGTTTACAAAGTCAATGACCCAGGCACTGACTCCTTGATTAGAAACTTGAAAGTTTATGGATTCTTTGGCATTTTGTGCTACCTGGAATGTGTAGTTGCCACCGCGCAATAGAGTGAGATCAGGATTGGCACCCGACACTCCTGAAAAAGTGTATTCACCGTTGGCACGGGTCACAACAAAATTATCAGTGAGTGGTACAGCGCCAGAAAATACATCTACCGCATCTGGACCTGCTGGCAACCAGTAATACTGGCTGTAGTTGATGAATTTATCAAAGTCTACAAAAGGATCCCAGGCATAGTATTCACTGGTATAAAGACGATCGGCATTGTTGACCAAGGCACCTTGCAATTCCAGTGCGTCTGTGATGCCAGGGTAAGTTATGGCATCCTGGATCTTGTTGGTATCGTCGGCGGTTTTGAACACCACCCCGGGTTCAAGTTGATAGTTGACTCGAGTGGCTGTTTGTTCTGTGATGTATTTGTCGTTGGGGTTAACTCCTGGACCAACACGGCGCCCTACAAATCCTTGAATTCTTTTAAATTTGGGTTCCTGTACCAGCTGATCCAGAGTGGCTGACAAGACCTGTCGGTTGGTCGAGGTCTGGAAGATTTCTGGTAAGAAATCTACTGATCTTGTGCGAGCCATTAGATAACTCCGCTGCCAGGAGCAGTGCGTATGTTGTTGCTGGTCAGGGCTTCAATGACTTCGACATTGGCCACTGTGGCTGCATTGACAAATATCTGGTTCGGTGCACAACGGATTTCATAAAGGTCACCAAAACTCTTTTGAGGATTCAAGGGCACCAATACTACACTGCTGATTATGCCGGCCATTTGATCATGCAAGTAGGCCGATAACTCTGAAAAATAAAATGTGTCACCAAAGTCCCAAACGTCTATGCTGAAATAGTTGTTGAGGTTCTGCACCACAAGATTTTTGATCTCGCTGGTGCTGGCCACGCTGTTGGCTGCACGGATCACTTTAATCGTGGCGCGAAGAGGCTCAGGAGCTTTGGCACCAAACAAGGGCTGGAATTCCACACTGTTGAGAATCACAGTGTCAGAAATCATCTTGTAATCTTGAAGACCTCCATAGGTGGTAGTCAGGTAATCAATGGTAGGAGGTGTTGGTTCGGCCACAGTACCTGTGGTGTCTCGTATGTAGTTTTGATAAGACGTATAGTATTCATTGGTAACCACGTAAACGTCAATGATATTGCTGGTGCCTGGATCAATCCTGTTGCTCAATGCACTGTTGTGTCTGTATTGGAAAAACAGATTTTGACGACCATTGCGTGCTATGTAATCTGTGGTTGATTGTAATGTTCGCACACCTGTGGTAGAATTTATTGCTAAAATATAGAACGTGGCTGACTCGTAGGCATAAAACACCTGTCCGGCCACGTATTCAGCCTTGACCAGTTCAATGTCATCCAAGGTAGCATATTCGCTGTTGACGATGCCAGAGTCTACCAGCACATACCTTTGGAGATTGTCAAAATCAACTATGCTTTGCAAGAATACCCAGGGACTGTTGACCGTGGCTGGATTTGGTACTGGACCAACTATGTCCAAGAAAAAATCAGGATTGTCAGGCACTCCATCATTGTCACGATCCTGGAATGACACCAAGATCTGATAGTCGTCGACCAGGCCATCAGTTTGTATGGGTTGACCCACTATCTTTGTTATGATGTCTGATCCCAATGGCAGGGCCGAGTCGGGTCGGCTGTTGGTTTTCAACACATTGATAAAGTCGCTAATGGTAGTTCCAGTGCGGCTGTCATAGATCTGTTGATCAGACGTGAAGAAAAATCTTGTTTGCACAACGCTGCCAAAATAGTAGTCCAGGGCACGATAACTAACAGTGTAAAAACTGCCGTTGAACACAAATTCTACCAACCAGGAAGCATCTAGATTGGCACCAGAGGTGTTGCCGGCATAGGTCAGGCTCCAGTCACTGTCTGCAGCCAGGTTGGTGCTGGTAATCAAGTACCAGGTTCCGGCTGTTCCTGTGATTGTTCCTAAATTATCATAACCTATGCCAAAGTTCCTGCGCAGTCTGATCTGTTCGGCCATGCTGGTTTCAAAACTCACTGGCAAGTCTGTGACAAAAATAGGTATGACCTGTGCGGCTATGGCATCTGTGGGTATGTAGTTGTTGAGCGCCACTGGTCCAACGCCATTGGCAAAATTACCCAGGCCCTGATTGGTTCCGTCGATGTAGATTTCCAGGGGGCTGGCCCAGATCACTAATTTTTCGTCGGCACGTGTGGGGGTTCCGGCCTTGAGTCGGTTGTTGGCATCAAAGTAATAACCGGCTGGCGGCACAAATTTCACCAGACTGCCCACGGTGATATATCTGGTGTTGTTGGAGCTGAAACTGCCAATGCTGACTGGATTGCCTAGACTGTTTTTGAAATAGCCAGTGGTGGTATTGGCCTGGCTGGTGCTAAGGTTCCAGCTCACGTTTAGTGATGTTAGACTGGATCTAGGAAATTCAGCATAATAAAATTGCTGTGCCTGACTAGTACCCAGCAAAGGCTGTATCTGATTCACAATGACTTCGTCAATTTCGTTGTTGGTCTGTGTGGTAAATTGGAAACTGGGCAGGCTGTAGTTTTCATACAGCGCACCGTCGCTACTGAATGTGTTGGTGCTGGAGTATTTGCCAGTGTTGTCTACCAAATCAAGATAGCGACTGGTTCCGATTGAAGCACGATTCAGGGCCTTGCTTTTTAATATGCTGTTGTAGGCAGTGAATGGAAAATTGTTGTAGTCTTCACCATTGACCATGCGATCCTGTGTGTAGTACCGGGCCGGAGCACGGGCCTTGATCTCGTTGATGGTTTCTCTGGGTTGTGCGTTGCTGACCGGCGTGGTGATACCACAAGTGAATGTTATGGTTTCAAGTTGACCAGTACGGCTCACATAGCTGATGGGTATGACCACGCTTTGCATTTCTTCAGGGTTGATGATGTATTGCAAACCATTGCTGGCTCGCACATAGCAACGGAATTGCCCTACAGGTATGGCCGAGAACACGCCATCACCAAAGTCTAACGTGATCTGATCATTGGTTCGGCTGGTGGTGCTGAAAAGTTTTCTCAGGCCTGGACCAGTTTGTTCGGCGGCGGCACCATATACACTGGGCACATACTCCCATTCACTGGCAATGCTTCCTACATTGTCCAACTGATACAACCAACGGTCTTCGTTGTTGATGCCTTCGATGTTGATGTCCACAACACGATTGCTCACACGATCGGCCAGGTTGAAATCTTGATTTTGCAACACGCCTTGTTTGAACAAGAAAAAATATCCAGTGTTGGCCGAGCTAAAGCCCAATTGATCATTGCGGAACAACACATTGAATATGCCATTGGGTCTGGGGCTGGGTTCATACACATAGGATTTTCCCACGGTGCTGGCAGTCACAGCTTCAAACGGCATGTTGATGCCATCCACTGTGGCGGTATAAGGAACCACTGGTAGAAATCCAGGAACTAAATTGATGCTGTATTCGGCAGTGTCTACTCCCAGTATGGTGGTCCTGGCTCCAGGCACACCCACACGCTGGCTGTCAACCAAGGCCGCATTGATAATGGCTGTGAACTGTTCTTGCCAGCTAGGGTTAGTAGGGTCGGCCCAGTTTACTGTGACATTGGCCAGATCAATACCGTTGATGTCAGTGACGTTTTGTGTGGTTTGCACACTGAAAACTTTGAGGTAACCTTGAGCAGCAATGTTGCGTTTGGGCGTGTAGCTGACCAAGTTGGCCAAGCGCACCACACTGTCTCTGCGTTCAGCGGAATCTATGTAATTTTCACGTGTGTTAAGGTCGGTGCGGAAGGCCAGGGCCTGTCCCATGAATGCCATGACGTCCAGCAAAGCAATAAATTCTGAACTTTCAATGTAGTCATTGAATGTTTCTGGATAGTATAATCGAAGATAATCTACAAAACTCTTGCGCAGAGTTTCAAAATCATAGCTTTGGAAGTCGGCTTCGCGATAGGTCTGATAGATTCGTTTCCAATCTTCCACACCAAAAATCGCTGTTTGTCTTGTAGTCTTGGCCATAATCTTCCTGTAGTCTTGTATTTATGGATGTCAAAAACGGCTCAGTTAAACATAGCTGGCACGGCGTTGTTGCTGATCAAAAAATATGCTCAGGCGCTGTGCATCTGTGCTGGGAACTATGGCCAATTCTACCTGGATCAGTATGCCATTTTCTTGAGGGAACACCTGCACATCTGATATTTGTATTCTAGGATCGTAGCCGGCCACACGCTGTATTTCACGTTCAATGCTTTGTGTGGTTTCGTTGGTTTGATTTTCAAACAAATTGTCCCACAAGGCTGTGCCATACTGTGGCCGTCCAGGCAACTGCCCTTGGCGTATGTTGAGGCCATTCAACAAGTCTCGCTTGACCAATTCAGCATCCAGCAAGGTGAACTTTTTGAACTGATCCTGTGTGTTAAATCCAATAAATGTTGCCATGATCAGTTATTTAACCTCGTGGAGCACCCGGAGCAAAGCGCAGAGTTCCGTCTTCTGTGATAATGGTAGGTATGGTCACCGGAACAGCCACATCAGCATATTCTATAGGCGGAATTCTGGGATTTCCTATGATGTCGGCCACTGCCTGATCTACCTCCTCACGAAATACTGTGTTGTCAAATGCACCCAGTTCGGGTGCCACATTTAATTCAGAACCATAGGTGTCAACAAAGTCTATGGCATATTGTGCTTGTCTGGCAGAAATTTGTATGTTTGTGGCAAGATCTGTGGAAGCGGTTCCTCGCACCCAAGCCGCTACTGCTTCTACTCCGTATCTGGCCGCTGGTTGGATGAATGTGGCCTGATATCTGGCAGTTTCTGCCCCTGTCAGTATGCCTGCATCTATTAGACCTTGATATGCTCCTTCGTACAAGGCGATTTGAGCTAGATTTTGTATGGCTGGTGAATTCAAATAATCTACCAAACTGTTTATGTTGAATAGCCCAGTCCAGGCAGCCGGAGTGTTAAGCACTGTGATGGTCATGCTGGGTTCCACTATGAGTTGCAATGACGCTGGTTTGAGTAACTCTACCAACACAAGATTTTCAGCAGTTTGTCCGTAAAGTCCTACCCCGCGTGTGGCAACTTCTGCACCCAGATACACCGGCACGCCGTCGTCGTTGAAGTACCAGTCAGGCAAGAGATTACCGGCTCCATCCACATATTCATAAGTGGCAGCCTTTGCTGCCTGTGCCGTTAGTGCTGTTACCTGTGCGCGAGTAAGCATGATTATTCCTGATTAGTTGGCACTGTTTGTATGGCCGGTGGTTCAGACACATAATTTTCCGGATCAATGGGTTTTTGCACAGCGGTAGCACCGGTTCTTTCATAGGCCGATCCTGCTTGAGATTCTACACTGGGAACCTTAGGCGTGGCAGTACTGTTTAGATTCGTTCCTACATTTACTCCTCGATTGTGATAAGGATACGGTTCATGTGTGGGTGCCCGAGTCACAATAGTGTCAAGTGCGCCGGGTATCACAGTCCACCCTTGTCCTGCCACAAATTCAGTGTCGGCCAGTTTGAATCCTTGCATGCTGGCCACCGCGGTCACTGGCTGTGTGGCTGCGCCGTTTAGGTTAATGACCTTGCCCTTGAGATTAAGACTGTTGCCACCATCCCAGCTGCCGGTCTTGCTTTTGAGAGCCAGCACACCATCGCTCCTGATGCCAACCTTGGTCTTACCAAACATGGTAATGGTCTGGTCTGAGTACATGGTCATGCCAGCATCACCTTGTAGCTTGAGATTGCCTATGGTTTTCATTCTTATGCCGCCACCTGCATACATGTTGATATTACGATCGGCATGCAAGTTGATATCTCCTTGAGTGCGTATGTTCACACTGTTGGTACTGAACACGTCCACTGTGCCAGCCTTGCCCAGCTCGATCCAGGTCTGTCCATTTGCATGGGTAATGTAAAAACAGTCACCGTCATCACTCATGGTGATTTGATGTCCCTTGGCTGTGCGTATCCTAACCAAGGTGTCAGTACCAGCAAGATCTCCATCGTCCATGACCAAGGTGTGACCACCTTGGCGACCTACCACAACTATGTCTTGAGGTCTAACTTCGCCTTTGTCTAATTTTGCTTGTATGGTTTTGGGATCCAGACCGCCTTGATAAATTGGTTTACCGGGCGTGCTTATGCCATAACAACTGCTGGGACTTTCTCTTTGGCTGTTACTGCGTATGGGCCCACGTATGGGATCACGATTGAGTCCTTGCTGAAACAGGATGCCGGCCACCACGCTTTGTACAGGTTTGGGTGCATCAAAAAATCTAGGATTATCATTGATACTTTTGTTTTCTGTATTGATTTCTGTTACCGGTAACAAGGGCGTGTTGACAAAAAAATCTTCTTGGTCTGCATTGCCCGGCACATACCTAGTGCTACTACCAATGGCCGGAATCATGTGATTGATACCTTGTTCTGGAATACATCCAACATAGTATCCTTGGCTAGGGTCACCGGCTACAAAAAAACACAAAACGCTGACACCAATGTCAGGAGGAGTAAACCACATGCCGTAACTGTTACGGTTTCCAGGGTAAGTACCAGCACCAGCACTGGTACCAGATTGCGGAGTTGCTCCGTAAAATGGCGGACAATAGCTGACAGTGCGCCATAAAGTAGGATCTTTGAGATTTGATTGCCCATCCTTGGTGGTGGCTCCAAACTCTTCTATGTAGACCTGTAATCTTCCACTTCTAGTGTTGTCAACATTGTTGACCACAATACCAATGTAAGGACCCATTTCTGTGGGCTGGCCGCCACGATCAAATTTATAACCTTGTGGACGTCCTCGACTGCGTTGCAAATTTTCTGCCATTTACTATCCAAAAAAATCGTTGTTTGCATCAAACTCAGCCACGGGTTCTGAGATCAAAGTTGAAGCAACAGGAGACTGATATGGTGTTTCTGCCACTGGAGACGATGCTAACCCATCTCCAGAATCATCGCTGCCTGCCACTATTTGTGTGGTTCCGTTACTTACCGAATCTACAACTCCCCGAATTGTTCTTTGCGTGCCAGAGGCAACATCATCAATGGTCTGAACCAAATTGGTTGATGCACCTGGCAGGCGCTGGGGAGAGGTTGTATCAAACACACCTATGGGAAGACCAAAACTGGTAGGTAGTCCTGGGATCGCTACAGGTCTAGTAGAAACCGTACCGAGTAATTGTTGTCCGAATAACGAATTTGAGCTACCAACAGTATTTCTTCCGAATGTTTGAGCCGATTGAGTAACTGGCAAAAATGCCGGAGTGCTCAATGGAGTACTAAAGGTGCCAAACACATTGGTCAGATTGCTTGTAGATAAACTTTGACGGTTGGGACTGAGTGCATTGATTGCCTGTTGTTCTTGAGAAAGTGCAACCTGTTGTTGTTCTTTGAAGGTCTGATCTGGCAGGAAAGTCATTAGACTGCCTTTGAGTGTTTGAGTAAATTTGCCTTTGACAAATTCGCTGGTACAAGTGTTACATAGGTACACATAGCTCTGTCGTGCTGCTCCGGGCTGTCTTGCGCCGTTTTCAAAAACCGTGCTCTGGGTGTTGGGATCAATGAGACCGGTGTTGAGATTGTAGTCGTTGGGTGTATTGATCAGTATTTCAAACAAGGTCTGTTGACTGTCAAAGTTTATGGTACCATCGGGTAGAAATGGCTGAAAATTAAAATTTCTTGCACTGATGGCTCCCATGGCCTCGCCTTGTTGCAACCATGCAGGATCTCCTACAATTTGAATGGTGACATTTTGTAGGTCATTGGGATTGTAAAGATAATCGGCAGCATTGGCTCCAATTTCATTGGTCCTTCCGGCTGCTCCTTGGCTGCTTTCTCCACTGCGAGGTTGAAAGTTGCGTTTGATTGCTTCATTGACAATTTGTCCGCCAGGACCTCCGCTGAGCACTGCTGAATAAAGCGAATTGTAATTTTGTTCGTAGTTCAGTACCTGAGTATTTTGACCTGTAAACCAATAATTGTACTGTTTGTGTACTCCTTTGTATTTGGGATTTAAAAAATAATCACTTACCATTTGATTGATTTTGTACACGCTGATAATATATTTTATGTCATAGGCATAGTCATTGCGCTTGTAGTCATATTGTCTAGGTGTGGCCGTCATACTGATCTTGTACCAGGCCAAGTTTTCCGCAGGAGGCCCATTGCTTTTTTGTTTTTGTGTGTTTTCATCAATGGTTACTATGGCCTGATCGGTCACATAGCTGCAGTTTTTTAAAATTTGATCCAAGACCTGCACAATCTGCGTGCCGGCAATGATGGCCACATTTCGCGCGGCATTGTCTTGGCTTTGTTTCCTTGGATCTTTTTGACCGGCGGCCGTAGGATTATTGGACATGGGTTTGTTTTTCTTGTCTGCCCCATTGACCACAATACTGGCTTCTGCGATACTGGGATTGGCAAATTCAATACTGTACACATCCGGAAAGGCATAGGTACCGCGTTCCACCAGTTGTTGTTGAAAAGCGTTCAATGCCGACATCAGGCCCTGACGTATGGTAGTTTTTGTAGATTGTGCTGCGTTGGCCTTTTGTGGAGCCGGAGGCAAGGTAGACCCATTGGTATTGGTGGTAGTGGTGTTGATTAAATCTCCTGCGTCTTCAAAATCTCCGCCACGTGCTGTCACAGTGGTCGTGGTTGTGTTTACATTCAACGGTCCCAGTAGTACATCCTTGACAGTGCCGCTGCTGAGTTCTAGATTGTAAGGAATGCTGCCACGATTGGAGCCGGCAGCCACACTATAACTTGGTGCCGTGGCTTCTATTTCATACTCTACCAATTTGTTGCCAACCTTGAATCGAATGTTGGTAATACACATGGGATAAAATTTTTCCACAAATGCATTGGGATCCGTGGTGCCATCTGCACGGGCATTGCCACGGCCGCCCCTGACCAAATTGCCCTGATCATCATATCCATAAAACCTTATGACCAGCAAGTATTGTTGTGCATTAAAATTTTTCTTTTTTTGATCTGCGCCCAATGCACCATTTAGTGCCCGATCAAGATTGTTGATCAGAGTAATTCCGTTGGGTTCGACTACCGTCATTTTTATCGCATTGACGTTGTGAGCCTGGTTTGTTCCTTTGCCAGCTATGACTGATTCCAAGGTGATGCGTTCAATATAATAATCGTTGCTGAAAAATTCATTGCGGCCGCCCACAGGTGCTCCGCCACTTTGAAACAACAACTGACTTCCAACCAGATTCTTTTGTTTGGTTTCTACCATTTGTTTGTAGGCCGCAGGTGACATGAGATACACACTTGCGGTGTAGGTATAGCTGGCATATTGATCCAGTACATTATCTTGCGGAATTATATTGTCTTGACCAAATACATTATCAATTTCCTGACGGGTGGCATTTTTAGCTGTGCCACGATCTTCACTGTCGGCGCCAAATCCTGCCTGTGTGGCCGCGGGTGCTATGCCGCCGCCATAATATCCGCCATCCTGTGCATCGGCATCGCCGGGATCTCTCAACAGTCCAGGTCCATAGGCCGGAGTGGCCTGAGTTTGTGTGATTGGTCTGACTGGTGCGTTGGTGCCCAAATCTGTGGAGTTTTCTGTGACAGGGGGTGTGGCCGTGGTGGCCGTGGTGGTATCGGGCTGTGGCTGTATACGACCATCAGGGGTGAGTACTTCGG